AACATCGGCAAAAAGTTCGTAGTTCTATTCAAGCAAAGGCAGACACTTCTAAGCGTTCCACTAAAAGGAATTGCAGGAAGTTGTCTAAACGGCTTTCTGGCAAGGAAAGAACAACGGCTAATCTGATTAACCATACAATAAGCAAATCTATTGTAGCATCTGCAAAAGAACAGGGCAAAGGGATTTCTATTGAAGACCTTACCAATATCCGTTTTACTTCTAAACGCCGAAACAAAAAGTTTAGGACTAAGCTCGGACGTTGGAACTTCGGTCAATTGCGTAATTTCCTCACTTACAAAAGTTTGCTTAACGGTGTTCAATTGGTTGTTGTAGAACCTCGTTACACATCGCAGACTTGTTCTTGCTGTAAGCATATCGGCAAAAGAACGAACAAGGTTTTTAAGTGTACAAATCAAAATTGTGAAGTTGATGTTTTGGACAGTGATTATAACGCTTCCTTGAACATCGCTTCGCTTGGGCGTGCTTATGTAAACCACGCTGAAAAATCGAATGATATGTGTTGCTCTATTGCTCACGTTTATTCAGGTTTAAAGCCCATCCCATCGCTTTGCGTGGGTGGGTAGTTTACTAATAGGTTTTGCCCAATAACGATATTGTTCAATAGCTAATTTAAATACCGGGTGAGTTTCTTCCTTTACCCCTTGCTTATGCAAAGAGAGCATAATGTCTGTTGCAGATACAAAGGCTCTTGCATAAAATATTTTGTCCTTTTCATTTTCTGAATCTTTGAAGAGACTCATTGTCTCAACTAAAGATAAAAACAACCTTTGTTTTTCCAATAACGTTCTTTTCATTTTTTTATTTTTTTTGTTATTTAATACTGTAAAGATAATACCGTGCATTATACTATCATAATTTTTTGCCTATTATTTTTAATATATCTGTAAAATAATTTCAGATTCCGCAAGATGTAACCAAAATAGTGACACTTTTACGCAAAATAGTTACATCCAAATGGCAATGGCAATAGGTCAATCATCTATTCACTCACAACATAGCGAATCTACGAATACTATAAACTGAACCTCGTTTGTTTTGTTGGTCCTATGTCTTACCTGTATTATATGTAATAATAGTTTAATATGTTTATTGTGATCCTACTTTGAGATAATGCCAGATCCATGAACGCTGTTTTTGCTGATATTAGTTTGCGAAATCGAAATCCCAAAAATGAATAGGGGGGGGTAGAAAAAAAGAGGGCGACCGGCGGCGGAGGGGAGGGTTATATATTAGGAACGAGGTATATCTATGGATTAATGGAAAAAAAATATACATAATAAGAAAAACATTACTTATCTTTGTTGTGAGGTAACGGCAGTAGTATTACATAAAAAGAGAGATGATTGATGAGTGTGGATATATAAGTAGGGTAAGGTATGCTGATAGGTATGAGTTTTACAGTAGGGTAATTCGGGCTGTAATGAGTTTGCGTCCTATTAGTGGGTATATAAGCGACAAGGAGGTTGAGATACTTTGTTGTATGTGTATAGAGGTTGAGGATGGTGGTGATTTAACTGGCAATATTGGAATAATGGATAGATTATGTAGGAGTCCTATAGGTTGTATAAGTGATGGTGTATTTCGGAATTACAAGAGTAGTTTAAAGCGAGGAGGGTGGATAGTTGAGAGTGGTGGCAGTGTGGTGTTATGTCGGATATTGACTGATGTTGTTGGTCGTGGTCGAATTGGTATTGAGATAAATAGGTGAATTAGTTATGTCAGGAAAGGGTTACAAGAGTATTGCGATAGAGAGTTTGATGCCATCTGGTGATTATAGTGTTATTCCTGCAATATTGGACAAGGGGAATAGGATAGGTCGTTTGGCTGGTGGGAAGTTGGGAGATATAGAGGAAGTGACGGAGGATCAGTACAGGAAATATTGTGAGAGGCGTTTATTTTGGGAGGCACGTTTATTGAGCTGGGGTAATTTTTGGGAGTACATAAGATATTTGGATGATGATCACGAGTCGAGTACAGAGGAGTTATTGGCGGAGTTGGCTATTATATCTGATATAGAGAGTAGGGTTCGTGATGAGGAGGCTAAGGCTATTGGAGTTATTCGAGAGAAGATAGAGGTTAAGGTACGGGGTTTAGATTGGAAGGCGAGGCGAATGAAGGAGATGTGGGACAGTGGTTTAATGGGTTATGAGACGGAATGGGATGTTGGCAAAGAGATAAAGGCGAGGTATGATGGAGTATGGGAGTCTATAATGCGTGAAGTATCAAAGGAGGTTGAAATAAGTTACGCTGATGTTGAGCGAATAAATAGTTGTTGGTGGTGGTTTGTGCGTGAGGTTATGGGTAATGGAGTGATGTGTGAGATACGTATGCCATATTTGGGTGTGATATATCCACGTGTGGGCGTGTTATATAATTATATAGAGAAGATGGGTTTAGTTGTTGAGGAGTTGTATAGGCGTGGGGAGATGAGTGAAGACAGGATGGACAAGATTGTAAATCATTTGGGTCGTTTGCGTAGTAGTTGGGTTAGGATAGACAAAGAGATATCTGACCGTAATGTACGGATTTCAGATGTGTTTAAGGGTGTTGATAGTGGGAGTATTGACAGGTTTGACAGATTGCGGAAGATGTTAGAGAGGAGGTATCCTGACAGTGATGTTATTATAGGAGGTATTGATTCGGGTGTTGAAGCGGAGAAGGTTGTTAAAAGGGGGAGGGGGAGACCGAGTGGTGGCAAGGGTTACAGTTGGGTTGAGCCTATGCGTAGTAGGCGTAAGTCGAGGATGTGGCGGCCTGGGGATAAGATAGGTGGTACATTGCATCCAAAGAACGGTTAAAAAACAAAAAAAAGGTATATATGGTATTAAGTAAAGCAGAGATTAAGAAAGAGTTTGAGGCTTTTATAAAGAGGGGTATAAGTTCAGACATTAGAGGATACGGCAACAATCATAGTTATATGATAGTTGAGGTATTTAGGATACAGAGGGAGCCTTCGGGTCTAATAGGGACGAGTGATGTTAGTTTAGTTGAGGAGACGATATTTCCAATTTGCAAGGTATTGCAGGTTGGTGTTGGTTTTGGTGGGGGATATGAAGTTGGGGATTTGGTAAGGATGAAGGATTATGATGCTATGACAATAAGTAATCCGAGATATGAGGCGTGGGTAAACAATGAGTACAGTAAGAGCAATTTAAAGCAGATAGGAGGATCTCCTCCTGCTAAGTTAAATAATTTATGGAAGAATTTAGGTAGCCGTGTTTTTTGTTTAAATCCATTTAGTTCTGGAGGTGATGATGTGGCTATATTTTACTTAGATACTCCCAATGTTTTAATGAAGGTTGTTGATTGGGAGGTTTGGTTTGGTGATATTAAATAGGAAAATGGTTATGATAAATGTAATAAGAGACAATAGTCGTGTAATAAAGTTTATGATTTTGTGTATATTGAGTATAGTAGGTGTATATCATATACTTGGTTTACGATTATTTACATGTTTTGCTATAACACTTTGTGTATATTGTGTTATAGTGAAGAACAAGCAATTAAGAGGGACGAGGTTTCGGGATTGGGTCAATCCTCTTAAGTGGGGTAGTGTATTATTTGCTGTTTTTACGAAGTGGTTATTTCCGATGCATATATTGGAACAGATTCTATTACGTGTCTATGATGTTGAGTGTCGGAAGTGTGTTTTGCGTGGCAGTTGTATTCATTGTGGATGTGACATGAGTAAGGTTTACACACCGTTTGATAGTTGCAGTGAGGGTAATTGGGGACCAATGATAGAGGATGAAGGTAAGTATAAAAGGATGCGAGATGAGTATCCTGTTGATATTACGGTAAGATATTTGAAAGAGGGGTCTTAGTGTTAACCCCCAAATTACTAAAGCGAAGATGCTTCAATGGGAAAAAAAATAATTAAATAGCAAAAAAAACATTATAATATGGGATATTTTTCTAAATTGCGTAAAAAAGTGGCAAAAATGGTAAATGGTGGAGATACAATTGATATAACCTCGTTAGGGGACGATGAGATTTTTCGTAGCCTTAAGGCTACATTTGGCAAGCATTTAAGGGTTGGAGAGAGTGATACATTGCGGTGGAATTTTGCGGACGGAATAAGTGGGGACATTGTAGAAGATGTTACTGGATGTGGGTGTACGAATAAGTCGTGGGACAGCGATGGCGTAACGGCAGTATTTACGAATAATAGGGATGGTTTATCAAAAGAGGGAGAGTTGATTAGTATGTCGTTGACTGTATATTTAAAAGATGGGATAAGCAAGGTTCCGAATGCTGGTAGGGGTGGCATGATGTGGCCTCCTGAAAAGAGGAGGGTTAGGATTGAGTTTTCTGGCTGGATAAAGGAATAGTATGTCAAACTGTAATTGTCTAAGTGAATCTATAAGAAGATGATTAAAGGGGGGCCAAATGAGGCTTATTTTGAGGCGAACGATGGGCACAGGTATGTTCCAGAGATTTCTCAGTTAATAGAGAAGTATGGGGAGGCTAAGGCTGGCAGGTATATGTGGGCGATATATTTGGTATATCATCCAAAGAGTGATTTGTTTGATTTGCCATTAGAGGATAGGATTGAGTGGGTGTCTCAAGAGTATGTAGGAGACCTTGTTATGGACTGGGACTCATTATCAGATGTGATACGTGTATTTCCAAAGGTGTCCATGGAGTATGAGGAGCGGATGTATCATGATGCGGTTATGTTGTACGAGGAGAGCATAAGGGATGCGAGGTTATTGCCGGCTAAAGACAAGGCTGCATTTATAAATGCTATAAGCAAGGCTGGTAATGAGATAGACAAGTTAAAGTCAAAATACTTATTGAGTAGAGAGAATGTAAGGTCGAGTGGTGAGATACAGTCTGGTTGGGCAAGCAATCAAAAAGGGAGAAAGAAAGTTTAGGCACTCGATATCTAAACCTATGTGAACTACCCAACCACTAAAGATGGTTGGGCTTCATCGGTAAACGCTCCTACTAACGTAAGCAACTGACGATGATTTTTCAGTCTGCGTCCCACAGACAAATGATTTTTAAGAGCAAAATTTTTAATATTTATGGCAGCATTAACATCACGATTTAACAAAGTTCCGCAGGATTTACAAGTCCATTCACGTTCTTGTAACGTGAGTTCTTTATTTACTCTGCCACAACAAGAACAGGTTTTACTACTCGGTTCAAACGCTCCAATTTCTAAAATGTTTTTGCCGTACCATTCGGCTTTATATTTCAGAAATGTAGTGAATGTACACCATCCTGCATCTTGTATTGATTGTGCAAGTTTGTGGTTTTTGAGCATATTAGAAACCTGTAAATTTTCAATAGCAATACTATCGTGGTTCTTGATTAGTTCGCTTGAAGTTTTGTGTAAGAAGTCTTTTCGTTGGTTGGCTACTTTTTCGTGTAAGATTGCCAACCTATGTTTAGTTCTTTTACCTTTATTTTTTGAATATTTGCGTTGTACATACTTTAATTTACTTTGTGCTTTACGAAGATATTTGGGGTTGTCAAACTCTTTTCCATCAGATAAAACAAGGTATGTTTTAATTCCTAAGTCTATTCCTACGGTTGTACTTTCTTTTACGACTATCTTTGGTTTAATTGGCTCTCCAGTTTCACAAAGTATAGAAACAAAGTATTTTCCTGTTGGAGTTCTGCTAATTGTAGCTTGTCTTATTTCTCCTTTAATTTCTCTGTGCAAGACAATATTAATTCCTTTCTTGAATTTAGGAATAATTAACTTCCCATTTTCTAAAAGTACATTTTGTGGGATATTGAAACTGCCACTATTTGATTTTTTCTTGAATACGGGGAAAGCGTTTTGCCCCTTGAAGAAACGCAAATATGCAGCATCCAAATTCATTAGCGCAACTTGTAGCGATTGGCTATTTACTTCTTTTAGCCAGCCTAAATCTGTTTTGAGTTCTTTAAGCTGCACCTGCAAATCATATCTTGTAAGATTATGTCCAGAAGCGTATGCAGACTGCTTAGTTTCTAAAGCAAGATTGTACAAAAATCGAACAGACCCAATATGCTTATTGATTAACGTAGCCTGTGATTTTGTCGGCTCAATCCGATATTTGAACGCTTTTAACACAATGCAAATATACGATTTATTTTTTACTATACAAAAAAATAAAATTATTCACAACGCAATTCATCCACACGGGCTAAAGACCCGTGGGATTTCTTGCTAAAACTCTTTTAAAAATGAGTTTTAAACAACACAATAAGCCTGTTGACGTTATTCCGTTTAAATTGAGGAATATAGGAGACTTTTTGCCTGATGCTGAATATCCTATTCTGCATCCAAAGAGCATGGCATATAGTGAATATTGGAAAAAGCGTACAGAAGAGTGTATATATGGTATATGGGGCGACGATAGTCAGATTATAAATGGGGAAAAGGTTGGTGGTTATAGATGGCTGCCCGGCAATATTGTGTTTTATACACATCATACGCCTATTGAGACAGAAATAGAGGGACAAAAGAACAAGGGGCTTGCATTGCCCCTTCTTCGTGATGTAGAGTGGTTGGTGGGATATGATCTTGCTACCTGTGATGGTTTTTCTGGTTTTTCAGACGATAGAGATAGGACATGTTTTAGGCCTATACAAAAAATAGAAAGAGGTGAGCCATTAACGAATGGGGAGAAGATTTTGATAGACAGGTATTCTGATCACTTGTTTACAAAGAGGGGTGTGTACAAGAAGTACGTTGATTCAAGGCTTCTAATGTATGAGACACAATACGAGCCGCTTGGTAATCCATTGTGGTTCAACGAGAGTTTAAACTACATGTTATTAAGCACACGTCGCTTGGGGAAGTCTTATTTAGTAATTAATGGGGTTGCAGTATATGAGTTCACTTTCAATGGAGCGAGGACGTTGAACGAGTTTTTTGATCAGAGCACCAAGACAACTACTGTTGTTGGGTCTGGTAATTCTGATAAGACAAAAGAATTTTTTGCTAAATGGCAGACGTCCTACGATTATTTAAGGACTGATGTGGGTTCCTATAATGATGGAAAGATAAATGAAACTGGAGCTTGGTGGTGGAAGTACGAGGGTAGTGTAAGGAAGGAGAACGAGTACTTAACAAATAGCGTCAAGATACAAGGTCGTACTGGATATGATGGGCCTGGCAGCAGGATGTGGCATGTGACGTATGGTAGGTCTGCGTCTAAGGGGGCTGGTTTTTCATTGAATAATGCTATTATAGAGGAGGTAGGATTAACGGAGAATGTTGAGGATATACACGGAGAGAATACGCCTGCACAGAAGTCAGATTACAAGTTTGGTAAGTCTATATATATAGGTACTGGTGGTGACTTTGACGTTATTGAGGGTTCAAAGAAGATGTTTTATAACCCTGGTGTATTTGATCTTCTTCCGTGTGACAATTTATTTAGTCCTGGAGGGAAGCCAACCGCAAGGTTTATACCTGCGACATATAGCCAGAATCAGTTCAGAGATGAAAACGGCAACCAAGATATACAGAAGGCTTTTGAGGATATCATGGTTGAGAGAAAGAAAAAAGAGGAAAGCGACACAAGACAATACTTAAGACATAAGGCGTCTTACCCCTTATCGCCCGACGAGATATTTGTAAAATATGACGGGAACTCGTTCCCAATATCCAATTTAGAATCAAGGCTTAATGCGCTTAAGAGTGGAGCTATCCCATATTCTATAGGGAATATAGCATATTACGATATTCTTAATGAGGATGCATATTGGATAGAGGATTTTAGCAAAAGGCCGCTGATGGACATAGATGATTTAAGCGATGATAATATAAATAAAGAAGGGGCAATAGTTCAGTATGAAGCGCCAAATAAGGATAGGCCAAAGAGGAAATACAATGATCGCAACCCTATGTATTTATTATTTGTTGAACCTGTAAGGAACGATACTGGTTCTTCTTTTGTATATAGCTATGTATGGAAGTTTAATGATTTTGCTAATCCTGATAGGATGCAAAACAACATAGTATGCGAATGGTTTGGAAGGTATGACAATAATAATGATGACAACATAAGGCGAACGTTTGCCATGGCAGCATATTACGATTGTAACATATATACTGAAATAAACAATGATAACATAAAGGGGATGGCAAGACGTATAAAGAAATATGATTGGTTGCAACCGAATTTAGGATATATTGATGGCTTGGAATCTCAAAATAAGAAAGAGTATGATATTGGTTTTTATGTTGCACCAAATATGATTCCTTCTCTTGAGCGGTTAACAAATGAGTGGTTAAGGAAGGTTATTAGTGTTTCAGAAGAGATAAAGGGTGGTGAGTATTTGAGGAAGGAGGTTATAATGGCAGACACTATTAATAGCAGTATGTTATGTAGCCAGTTAATATCATATAATAGGAGCGGAAACTTTGATGCATACGATGGGATTAGGCTTCTTGCGATATGGGAGAAAGCGAACGAAGGTTTTGATTCGCAATATAATAACACGGAGAAAGATAAAGAATTGTTGGACACACTTCGATCGATGATGAAAAATAAAGTTATAAAACGGAGGTTAACCTCAGTGAACTACCCACCCACGGCATAGCCGATGGGTTGGGCTTCAGGAGTCAGCACTTTGACTAAGTAATACCTTTGTTTTAAATGAGATACTTTACTAGAACATAAAAGAGAAATAGAACCAATGGAAACACCCAACTTATTAGCAGCGTCAACAACCCCATCACAAACAATATTTAAAGATTTTTCTTTGTCAAATATTTCTATTTGCTTTTTTTTCATTTTTTTACCAGTCATTATTTTTCTCATTTTTTCTGAATGTCCCTTTGGCATTTTTTTTCCTTTATTCCAAGATGGCTTACCTCTATTAGCGTCTCCTATTTTCTTTTTTGTTTCGTCAGACAGCTTTAGCCCTTTATGTGATTCACTATTAGCAATTCTTTGTTTTTCTGTATATTTCTTTCCTGTTTTTGATTTAATCATTTTAGCTTTAGTTGCTTCTGACATCCTTCCTTTATTTGTGCCTCCTAAATCTAAATTATACCCACTTGGAGATAAACAATCGTGTTTTCGTATGAATTCCCGTTCAAGTTTATTTAGTTCATTTAAACAGCTTACATTATCAACCATAATGGTTTTTTTAAAGTTGTCTTTTCCATATTTTCTTAATGCACATTTAAAACCAATGCCGCTTCCTAAATATGTGTTTTTGTTACGTTGGTTTATACTTTGTCCGATGTATTTTTTACCGTTAACTAAACAAGTTGTCAAATATATGTATCCTTTCATAAATGCAAATATACTAAAAAACGAGACTATCTCAGGCAAAAATTCTAAAATAATTATTAACTTTGTACGCAATTCATCCCACCCACACTTTGTGATGAATGGGATTTCTTACTAAACTCTTTTAAATAATTGATTATGGCACTA